TTGCGGAAGTTCGTGTGGACGTACCGATTTACGTGACCACCTGCGAAACGATTGGAAACTACGGGAAAGGCATCATCCCAGCCCACGTGCAGAAGGATTTCGCAAAGAAGGTAGATCACGCAGTGCGAGTGTTCGCCGACACGTTGGAAGCATCATTCAAGGAGGAGTCCACGGATGTTCAACAGAAAGCATAGGGAAGTCCGATACGTCAAATGCCCGTACTGCGGCAGAAACCCAGTCATCATGGAAAGCCCCAGCATCACGGACAAGAACAAGATGGTCATGCATTACGAGTGTCCAGAAAATCATCTGACCACCGGTGACACGCCATATCCAAGCCGAGCATTGGATCTTTGGCTTCTCGCAGTAGGCAAGGTGCTGAAAGTCGATGACGTGATAAGCGACTACTTCGCCAAACAGCAAAGGAAGGAGGCAGGCCAATGACCGAGCATGAGGAATACTGCGTGAGCATCCGCAAATTCTACAGAATGCCCGACCACACGCTGGTTGGATGCGCGGTGGTGTTATGGGCGTGGAACAGTCACGACAAAACATGGCGGTATGCGGCGCGGCGTGCATACCGGTTCGCGGACTACAACGGCAGCGGCAGGAAGGCGTTACGGCAGGCGAGACGGGACGCTAGAAAACTCGCCGGAATCTTCAACTGCACCAACCATGACACCAACGAGAAAGGAATGTGGCAATGAGCGACGTGCACGAATCATTGACGGGCTGGCGGACACTGCTCATGAGCGCGCTCGCCGGGCATAGGGCGATAGTCCAACTCGACGAGGGCACGATCATCGACGGGTATCTGGAACATGTGCCGTCGAAACTTCGCAAGGAACTACGAGGCGCGACAGAAGGAATCCGCGAATCATTGACGATCGAAGGCGTATACCAGCCGGTAATCGTCAGCGTGAATGCCGGTGAGAAGCATCTAGCCAATGGAGTGAAAGCCGTGAACATCCTCAAGGAGATGAGCGCATGAGTCTTACCGAAGTCTGCTGGAACATTTCAAGCGTTTTCATCGTTATCGTCTTGGGCGTGATGGCGGTATTGGCGATGCTGACACTGTTTGCGATAGTGGCGGCGATATTCACTTCCAATCCACAAGACAAGGAGGAAGACAATGGTAACGAACGTGAGTGAAAAAGACAAAGCATTGCAGGAAGTCATCGACTGGTGCGAGCAGCGTGAGATCGAAGGTCTGCGGCTTGCAAACGCTCTTCTGATGCAGCGTGACATGGCCGCATATGGTGTCGTGAAGGGGCAAATCAACGCATACGAAAAGACAGCCGACCACTGCCGTTCCTTGCTTGGCTATTCCGGCAACATGCCCACGGAAGTGCCGAATCAAAGCGAGGACGCGAAAAAATGAAATGGAAACCGGATTGGTCGGACATCGCCGACAACCTGCTGATCGGACTGATGGCGGTGGCTGTGGCTGCAATATTCATTGTCTTCTGCGTTTGCATATGGAAAGACGTGACGACCGAAAGAACCATCATCATGCGTGACGGAAATCAATCATACGCCTGCACGATCAGCGACATAAGCCCGACACCATATGACTGCAAGCCAATCGAGGACGCGGAGGAATAGTCATGTGGTTCAAACGCGAATACAGCGAATACGGGTGTCCAATGTGCGGCAGACTACCCGTCCTCGCGGAAGGACAGTCGGAGAAATACTACGAAACCCTCAAAGTCGTGAAAACAACAACCATATACCGGCTCCAATGCCCCAGAAAGCACCTCTCTACAAACTGGTCCAGCGACCCTATGGATGCAAGCATCCAATGGAAACACGTCGTGAACGAATACAAGAGGAAGGATGCGAAATGAGCAGTCAATACAAGGTTTGCTCGCTGTTTTGGGAGCATTGTGACGGCTACTATCGCTTAAAAAACCAGGGATGGCTTGAAGAGCTGCTGAGCGATGGTTGGGAGATTTCACGGGTGGATACCATGCCGCCAACGAACTTTCCATCTGGCGCATTCGGCGCCACGAACGTCTACATTCTCGAAAAGCAAAACGAGGAAAAGCAAAGCGAGGACACGAAAAAGAACAGTGTGTTAGAACCCCTCCCGCATGACATGGGTCTACGTATGGAATTCCTCCCGCATGACATGGGTCTACGCGTGGAACTCGATACGAACGAAACATACTACCTGAAAAGCGGATGGAAAGAACGCGGGGACGGGATCTATGGGCTTGCTGTGAGTTATACGGATGGTTCCGGCATCGTATCCGTTTCGCGGCCTGACAAGCCTGTTCCCACCGCAATCATGAATAGCCACGTGAGGCTGGCAGTCTCATTCGATGAACATGAAACCGAAACCACCAGGCAAAACGAGGATACGAACATGAAGGAGGCAAACCGATGAACGGCGATAAGCAGCATGCGGTGTGGCGTGAAAGCATCGAAAAATACGGCAAGGAGACGCAAAGCATCGTCTGCATGGAGGAATGTTCCGAACTCATCCAAGCCATCAGCAAGCGTTTACGCGGCAAGCCTGACGCTACCGACAATCTTGCGGAGGAAATGGCCGACGTGACCATCTGCCTGTACCTGCTCAAGGAAATGTACGGCATCACCGACGAGCAGTTGGAAGAATGGATCGCGCGCAAGACGGCAAGGCAATACGAGCGAATGCAGGCCGATGACCCATTCCTGGAAGGCGAGGACGCGGAATGAGCAGGACTGAAACCACTGCCATGCTGTCCGAGCTGGTGGAGAAACGATTGAGGAATCAGACCGCTTTTTGGGCGAGCGAGGTCAATTTCGACCGGAACACGCCTGACGATAGGCGAGTGGACTACGTGGGCTTCAAGCCATGGAATATCAACGGCGAGCCAGTGCCCGCAAGCGTGGAGAAAGGCTGCTTCGGGTTCTACGAGGTCAAGTCATGCATGGCTGACTTCACGAGCGGCAACGGACTGACGTTCTACGGCGACCAGAATTACCTGGTCTGCACGAAGGAACTGTGCGACGAGATCGTATGGCAGAAGATGGTGCCCGAGCGCGTGAACGCGATCCTGACCCCCGATTCGACCGGCTCGAAACTGATTCTCGGCCACGTGCAGTCCAACAACGACCTGTCATACCGGAGGCGTCCGGCAAGCGAAATCCTCTGGGCCATGGTCAAAGCGAACGGAAAGAGGACTAATTGAGCATCATGCTTGACGAGGCCAACGCCTACGAGCGTGGCATGGATGATGATTTGACTTTCCAGACGGTTCGGGAGCTTGCCGGTACAGCGTACATGGCCGGACGTTCCGCTCCACCGGCTGAAGCCGAGGTCGAAGCCGTGGCGAAAAAACTGTTGTGGTGGGACATGGCGCCAGCCTGGGAAGACGTCATGCCCAGTGAGGACTGCTTCTGGACTCTGGCCGAGCCGGAGATGCGAGCCAATTACATCAGGGGCGCTCGGGAAATGCTCGAAATCGCACGGAAGGCGGTAATCGAATGAGCAAAGACATGGAGAAGATCATGTACATAACCAAGAATGCGTCCTACGCGGTCAACGCGATGGTGATGCTCGCAATCATCATCATACAAATCACCAACAACGCGAACCCTATATCCATAGCGATACTCTCGTTCCTCTACGGAGCATACGTGATGATCGTGTTCGTCATACTGTACGAAGAACACTTGGAGAAGGAATACGAATGAGCCTACGAAACCAGGTCCTCCACTACGCGGACCTCGACTACGACGCGAACGAGATAAGCCGCCTGCTGCATGTGGACAGGAGGCTCGTACTCCAAATCGAAGCCCACCGCAACGACCCCGAACCAGCCACGCCAACGGAAGGAGAACAGCCAACGCTAATCTGACACACACACTATACTAGACAAGTCGCCCAACGGTTGCAAACAAAGGGTTGAGGCAACAAGACCAAACATACCCAAAACGCAACCAAGGAGCCAACACTTGACGCAAACCACATGCGCGGCATGCTGGAAAACAACCGACGACAAGCATATCCTCTGCACATCCTGCGAAACCCAACTCCAATTCGATCTGCAATGGTTCGAAAACCATCTGCAAGACCTCGAATGGCGCACAAACCGCATGGACAAGACAGGCAACGGCGGAGGCGGCGGACATAACGGACTCGCCACCTCCCCGGCACCATTACGCGAAACCGCGTTCGAACTCATCGAAGGCAACGGCATGGACGACATTCCAAGCCTCCGTGACATCATCAACGAATACGCGCGATGCCTGAACGTGACCGCCCCATACGACCGGAAACTCGAGACACTCATCCGCAACATCCGGCTCACCGACAAGTGGAAGACCAGCAAGGCAACACCAACCTACGCGCGAATCATCCACCGTATCCGACGCAAGGCTCAGGAACTCCTCGACTTCACCCTC